AGGACCGGGGGCTTCATACCTATAGGCAAAAAAGAGAGAGCGGACGACGTCCCTGCAAGATTAAGCAAAAATGAATTTGTAATGACAGCCGATGCTGTAAGAGCAGCAGGCGGTGGAGATATTAATAAGGGTGCAAAAAGAATGTATGAAACAATGAACAGATTAGAGGCAAGAGCATAATGGCTGAACAAACTACAATAACAAGACCAGCACCGGTACTAGAAGCATCACTAACTAATTTTTTAAAATCAATAGATCCTTTAGTAGGTCAAAAGATTAACGTAGGTGCATTTGCACCAAAGATTGCAGCAGAATCTGCATTACAACAAGATGCAAGAACTGCAGCTGCAGGATTAGAATCATTAGTAGGACCACAAGCTTTTGAACAATTCATGTCACCTTATCAACAACAGGTGATTGATACAACTTTATCAGAATTTGATAGACAACAAGCAATAGCAGATACAGCAATGAGAGACAGAGCTATACAAGCTGGAGCTTATGGAGGTGGACGAGAAGGTGTACTTGCAGCAGAGTCTGCAAGAGGTGCAGCACAAAGCAGAGCAGGATTACAAGCACAATTATTAGCACAAGGATTTCAACAAGCACAAGCAGCAGCGGCACAAGACTTAGCTGCAAGACAAGGTTTAGGAACTTACCAAA